GTAAAAGATAACAACATCAAAAATAATATTCTAATCATCACTTGCTGCTAAACTCCTTGCTTCCTTTTCTCTTCGGTCAGCTAATATAGTTTCATATCCTTCATCGTCTAAATGAGTAACAGCTATCCACGCATGCGACATCTCATCACCCGTTCGGCTACCACCATATACCCATTGGTCAGGGTCAGGATTATTAGGATTATCAGCAGTATTGTCATACCACTGCTTAATTACTAAAACAGCCCCGGTCGGTAACAAAGGAGCTACATCTTCAGCATAAATGTGACTGTGATGCCACGTTGCTGACCAATTAGAAATCTGTGATATTGATTCAGTTCTACCTGTATCAGGATAAAAGATTTCTAAACTTGCTGCGTTCATACGCAGATGTCCGTGTGGTTGAAAACTATCAATACGGACAGGATGGTCAAAGCTATGGAAGCCTTGAGTCATTGCATATCCATGAGGTGGAACAATGAGATGTCCATTCTCATAACCTTCTCTCAAAGGATACAAACGAAGGTCTTGATTATACACATCATTTACTTCTGTATAATCTTCATCGTGGAACCAAAGACCAATCTCCACGACATTGTCTTTAATCATACCACCTTCAGCAGTTGCACCTACACCGCCTGGAAACATATGAATGTCCCAACGTACAAGTGAATTGGCAGGCATGGTACGACAAACACCTTCTGGCATTAACTCACCCCACTTACCCATTGCGTATTCGGTTAACTGTCCGTATGGAACAAGCTCACCTTCTTCGTCATACATATACACATCTGAGTTAGCGTGATGTACTACAGCAGCAGCATCGCCTCGGGGCTTAACTTGTACTGCTTTGATACATCTGTCTTCTGTGAGCCCAGGATTAACAAACTCTTTACTCCACAAGTCATTACCGTTGGCAGGAATATCATATGCTTGTGAAGGAACAATAAGGTCTGGTTGTCCAAACATTGCAGCGAAACGCCAATCATCTGGATCTGGCATTTCAGGGAGTTGAGGTACAATATCAGTGTCACCATAAGGTGAACCTGCATTTACCCAATCAACAACAGTTGCAATTTGCTCATCAGACAGTCTCCAGTCGCCTTCAAGATCCTGAATGCCAATATGCTGGTCGTAAGCATAAGGAGGCATTTCTCTATTAGCAACTCTCATTTGAATAAGAGGAGCCCAAGGTCTAACTTGATCGTAAGTTTCAAAACTCATTGGACCTACGCCACCAGGACGGTGACACGTTACACAGTTGTTGTTTATGATTTCTGCTACATCATCTGTGTATGTTTGTGCTATTGCGCTGAAAGGCAATAGTGCTAAAAGTAAATATTTTTTCATGTATACACTCCTGTTTTAAGTGTAACTATATTTATAACAGTTTTATTCTATAGATAAAAAAAGGGGCCGTCCATGGCCCCTTTAAAAATGATACCTTAAGGTATTCTTTTTGTTGTTACATCAAGTTTGTAACTTTAACACTTCTGTAGTATTGGTTACGGTCGGCAGTGAAAGTATCTGCGTCAGTAGTACCGTCAGACTGTGTTACGTAAGGATTAGCAATCATGCCGTAACGAGTCTTGAAACCAATCTTTGGTTGGAAAGTATCAGGGTCGATAGCTCTAACCATTTGAAGTGGAACATATGGACAGTAGAAAAGACCTGCGTCATATGCGCTTGTGCCTTTATAACCAGCTACGTAGAACTGTGATGCTGCACCAGTGTTTGCTGAGTAAGGATCAACATAAACACGGAAACGACCATTCAGTACACCTGCGAAAGTGTTACCAGTGTCATCTACGTTCAAGCTAGTGTTAAGTGCTGGGGCGTAATCAAGTACACCTGACATTGCAAGAGCAGAAGCTACGTCAGAAGAACAAATAATGAAATTACCTTTTCCTCTACGTGTATCTTGTGCAATTACGTTGGCGTCACGCTCGATGTTGAACAACAAGCCCTTGAATCGCTCAACTGACCAACGTCCGTTTGAGTCAACGTCTAGGTCGAAAGTACCAGGAGTAGCAGTTGATGCTGCACCAGTCTTTGCAACCTTGTAAATAGTACGGATAACTTCACGGTTGATTTCAGCAAGGATCTCTTGTGAAAGGATGTTGGAAAGTTCGCCTTCTGCGTCCAGTCCGTGAATCGCTTTCAAATCCTGTGCCAATTCAACAGTGTATTCTGCTTTGAGAGCTCTTGACTTTGCAGTCACAGTGGTCTTCTCAATGCTGAAAGCCATTTGATTCAAAGTAACTGAGTCACCGAAATCTTCTGCTGAGCTTGTAGCAACACCAGTACCAGTAGTGTAAGCACCGTCAACAGGGTTAGAACCTGCGTGAGTACCTTCACCTGAAAAATCAGTATCAGCTTCGTTAAACAATGCTTCAGTACCAGTTTGACTAGTGTAGTGTGACTTCATAGCGAAGATCAAACCAGTAGGTCCAGTCATAGGCTGTACACCAGCTACGTCATATGCCATCAAGTTTGGAAGAGCTCGTCTTACCAGGCTGATGAGGATAGGATCATAGTTGTCTACAGAAGCTCCAGTTTGGTTAGCGTGAGGTGTTTCAAAAAGAGCAGTCCGCTCTTCACGCAACGCTTTTTCTTGGTTTTCGAGAACTACAGCAGTTACCGCTCTTTTGTACGAATCTTCAATCTTAGGAAGATTATCGTGGTTAAGAACAGGCTCCCACTTTTTCTCAACTTGTTCTGATAAAAACATTTAAATGTCTCCTTGTTTCAGTTATTTTCGTTCTAACTTATTATATTTATAAAAAAAGTGTTTTTGGTAATTAAAACTTAGTCGATTTAGAAATTGCACTAGCATACTTAGACATAACTGAATTAGTATTTTCATCAATTTCGTCTACTGTATCTTCTAGAACACTATCAGCTTCTACTGTATCTTTAGGGAAATAGTTTTCCTTAATGATTTTAAGTTTTGCTTCATATGAATCTGCACTAGTGTAAGCAACATCTTCAACCAAAGTAATAAATCGCTCTGCCTCTGTATCTGCTAGGTCCTCTGAAACAACACCTATAATGTTTTGCTTCTTGAGTGATACGGATTCGGTAGTCAAATCCATGTTAGTCTGAACCTGCTCATCCAGTTTAGTTTGCAGTTCGTCAATCTTCTTTTGCATCTCATCAAGAACTTCATACTTTTCTTCAGGAACTTCAATATAGTTCTCAGTGAAAACTTGCTGTAGTCCTTTGATGAAAGACTCAGTAACTTCAGTTCTTAGACCACTTTCAATGGCAAGCTCGTTTTGAGCCATCCACTGTTCAGTTACATAAGAAAGATACTTGTCGATGTTTTCAACCATTTGCTCAAGCTCTGATTCAAACGCTTCATTTGCTTGCTCAACAAGGTCGTTTTCGATTGCTTCTACTTCACTCGCTACACGGGAAGTAACAACAGCTTCAAAAATTTCAGCTGCTTTAGTTTTAAATTCTTCAGTGAGGTTTTCATCACCTTCAAAAAGGGCTTTGAGGTCTTCTTCGTAAATTACTTCGTCAACCGCAACTTCCTCTTCTTCAACAATTTCTGCATCTTCCTCAACGGCTTCATCTTCTACAATCACTTCTTCATCTTCAAGTTCTGCTTCTTCCTGATGTACGTTTCCGGCAGACGCCTTCTTCATCACATCAGTTTCGCTTGGCTTGTCGTTGACAAAGTTTGCAGGAGCTTCTTTAGCACCGTTACCTGCAGGAAGAGTTCCATCTTTGCTCGCCTTAGCGGAAGCAGCCTTACCCACGGTTGAAGTCAAACCACCCTCAGCATTGCCAGTACCTGAAAGGTCCTGTTGCTCAGGATTGGGGTTTGAATCACCTTGAGTAGGGTTGCTATCGTCACGAGCAGTGAGCTTGTCTTTAGGACGGTTTGCTGAACCTTCCATAAGCTCTCTGATTTTAGACTCTACACCCATCGTTTTATCTCCTTTCGGTTAGATTTATAACTGTCTTGTATATTTATACAAATTAAATATTAGATAACTTATTTAAAAATGTTTGGAAAGCCTGCATTTTAGCCTCAGCGAGGTCCTTACTACTTGCTTTCTTAATAAACTGCTGCGTTTCTTCAATTTCTCTTTCTTGCCAAACGCCTTTAACATATACCCACTCTCTGCCTTCCATGATACCCTGAACATAAGCATCAGGGGCTGAAGGGTCAGCAACAATATCTGCTGCTGTAGCAAGCATGAAGTCATCTTGTACTTCGTTAATGCCTTCGCTGTTTTCTTTCAATGAGCCAAGACCACGTGATGAAACGCCTAGTCCTGCTCCCTCTTTGATAAGGCTTTGAGCAATATTACCCATAGGAGTGTCAAGGATTTTTGCTTTTCCTATCCAATTATTACCATCTTCTCTAAGAGAGGTAATCATATGTGAAACACGGTCCAAGTTAATACTAGGACCTTCGGGATGACCGAGTTCACCATACGCTCTTTTGGTTGCTACTTGTTCTTTCATATAACGGTCAACTTCCCGTTGCATAATTTCTCTGGGATATACTCGACCGTTTCGATTCTGCAAGTTAGACTGAAGGAAAACACCTTCAATATACAGGTTCTTTTTACCTGTTTCCTCGTTTTCTTCTACAATAAATTGCAGATCCTCGTTAAGTTCTTTTATTAGTTTCATTAGCCTAAGTCTCCGTCAGCGTCCTGATGCTGTTGTGAACCGTAACCAGATACTTTAGCACATTCTACAATAACTGTGCCGCCATTACCGCCTGAAATAACCACTTCAATATCTTGGTCATTTTCATCTGTGTCTGCCCAACCGTAAAAGTCTATGCTTCCTGAATCAACACACTCGTAAAGAATTTTAGAGTTGCGTTGAACATAAGCACGTGCTGAAGTAGACAATGCCCACTGTAACCCTTTGATGTTAGCTACAGGGCTAGACTGTGTTTCTGTCGATTTTTTTAATGTTGTTGCTAAAGCGATAGTACCGGTGGCTGCTGTGCCTCTGACGGCCACAACACCTTGGACCTGTGTCAACTTTAGTACGTCTACTGTGACCGCCATTTAGTTCC